AAATGGGCCGCTAAGATGCAGGAAAAGCTGGGGATTGCGAGGCCTGTTTTCGAGGGTTATTGCTCGTACTGCGGAAAGCCTTTGAAGCCAGGCGGATGGCATTATATGCGGGATGAATTCGGTCAGCTTGTAAAAAAGTGCAACAATGAGCGGGACTGTTCCGCCCATCGGCGCCGGGAATCGGAGAAGTCATTCAGGAAAGCAATGAGAATGTAGAGGATGTAAAGGAGGCTGTGAACGTGGAGTTTATTGTAGAAGGGGCGCCGGAAGGAAAAGCCAGACCCAGGTTCAGACGGAAGACCGGGACGGTCTACACGCCAAACAAAACCCAGAAGTATGAACGGCGGATCCGACTTGCCTTCCGGGAAAACGGAGGGAAAACAATACCTTCTGACTGCTATGCTGCCATCACGGTGGATGCCTTCTTCGGAATCCCGAAGTCATATACGAAAGGCAAACGGCTGGCATGCCAACACAACATTAGCCGGCCGGCAAAGAAACCGGATATCGACAATGTTCTGAAGGCTGTTCTGGATGCCCTGAACGGGGCGGCCTATGAGGATGACAAACAGGTGGTATCTGTAACCTGCAGGAAGTTCTATGCGGCTGAAGGAGAAGGCTACATCAGAGTCAGCGTAAGAGAAGAGAAAGCATAAACAAGCATGGCAGAGCCCAGCGCGCTGCCATGCCTTATGCATCATCAAGGGAGGATGGACCAATGTTTCATAATGACTATATCAATGCGGTGCGGGAATATCTGTACCGCTACCATGAATTCAGCCAGTATATTGCCAATGTCAGGGCAGATCTGGCAGAGTGCAGGTCTTTGATGAACCAGGATGCAGCACCGGCTTCACCTTCCTTCTCACCTACTGGCGGCTGCGGCGGTGGTGAGAAGGAAAGCCAGCAGGAGCGAATCTATGCCAGGCGTGAAGAACTGCAGCATAAGATTGACCGGTATTCCGCTGAACTGGACAGGCTAGGTCCGATCATGGCCAGACTGGACAGATCGCTGGACGCCATTGGCAAGATTTCTGAGACGGACAGGATCATCCTGGTTGACCGGTTCATTGATAAAACTTCCTGGGATAGCACGGCCAGACATGTGAATTCCAGCGTGGGCTTCTGCCGGAAGCGGGCAGGCGTCGCACTGGAGACACTGACAGTCATGATGTTTGGACGGAATGCCATTCCGCAGCACCAGGGGAACATGGTGTTCTTCAAAGAACCGTAGCAGTTCTGAGCAGATTTGAGCAGAATCGTGTAGCTTTTGAGCAGAAACGTGTACGGTCTGTGTACAATCAAAGCAGGAAACCCGTGGTATACTGGTAGCATCGAAAACTGAATACAGGCCGTGCCATTGGGCATGGCTTTTTCTTTTTCTCAAAAGTGAAACAGGAAGTGAAAGCCCCCATGTTAATTTCATGCCCCTACTGTGGCCGGATGCACCCCGCGGGGTACGTCTGTCCTAAGAAGCCAAAGCACAAATGGTATCGAAAGGAAAGAGGACAGAACGAAAGGTTCAGGAGTTCAGAAGAAGAGGCAAGAGATTCTTCAGCGTGATCATTATCTTTGCCGCATCTGCTTGGAGGATGAACACAGACTGAACCATGAAGATCTTCAGATCCATCATATCACGCCTCTGGAAAGGGACTTCAGTCAGAGACTTAATACAAACAATCTGATTTCATTGTGTTCAAGGCATCATGACGAAGCCGAACACGGAATTATTCCGGCGGACCGTCTCCGTCAGCTTGCGAAAGTATCCCCCCGGGTTCGAAAACCAGACGAGGCGGCCATACCCTAGACCGTACTGCCCTACCTCAATTCACACCGATTTCGATATCGCATGTATTTTTTGGAATGGCTTGGGGCGCGATTTTAAAGGGAGGAAAAACGGGTACCTATACTTCCTATAGGGAAAGGCGGTTATCCTTCAAAAAACACATCAGGGAGGCCGCAGAGAAGCATAGAGGGCATTGAATGAGGGAAGTGTTACTATGCCAAACTATAAAATCACTCAAACCAAACTAAATAGGATGGCGAAAGACTTGCTGGAAACGGCTGATGCCTATGGGCTGACAGATGACTACCTGTTCATGACCACATTCCGGAGGTACACCACCCAGGTGGCGCTGGCAGAAGAACTGCAGAAGAGTCTGGAAAAGGATGGGGTCCTGGTTACTAAGGAATATGTGAAAGGCCGGGCGAACATCTATACTCACCCGGGCATCAATTCCTACAACCGTGTCACGGACAGCGCCAACAAAACTGCCCAGGCTCTGAACAAGATGCTGGAAGATGCCAGAAGCAAGAAAGAGTCGGATCCTAAGAACAAGGCCATGCAGGATCCTCTGCTGCAGGCATTAAAAGGCTGATGCTGCATGCCCAGTAATTACATCAAGAATCATCCGGCGTACCGTTATGCAGAAGCTGTAGTTTCCGGAGACTTCACCAGCATGGCCCTGATTCCGGAAATGCAAGGCATCTACAGGCCTCCTGGTTACATAGTGAAGCAGTGCCAGGATTTTCTACAGGTGGCAAACGGGGGAAACCCAGATTTCTGCATCAATGAGCATAAATGCAGGCAGATAGATGGGCTTCTGAAGTTACTGATCATGCCCAGGGGCCTGCAGTTCGGGAAAACCCTGTATGAATGTACTGTAAATTACCAGTGGCTGTTCTATGTAGCTGTATTGGCGGAAGTTTACCGCACAGATTCGGAAAAACGGCGCTATGAGAGGGCCATCCTCGAAATCTGCCGGAAAAACTTCAAGACCTACACGGTGGCCACCATATTCATCATTCTGTTCCTGACGGAGCCGCCTTTTTCCCAGTTTTTCTCTGTGGCTCCGGACCGGCAGCTGTCCAAAGAAGTGAAAGAAGCCATCCAGAATACGCTGTTAGTGTCTCCTCTGGTCTACTATGACATGCATGGGCTGAAAAGGTTCAAACTGCTGCGTGACTGCATCAAATGTACTTTGACACAGACCACCTACACACCTTTGGCTTATGCGGCAAACCGCTTTGATGGACGTCTCCCGAACGTCTTCCTGGCGGATGAAGTTGGGGCTCTGCCGAACAACAGCGCCATTGAAGCCATGGCATCCGGTCAGTTGAACATCAAGAACAAGCTGGGATGCATCATATCTACGAAATATCCAAAAGTGAATAACCCGTTTGAAGCAGAAGTCGCTTATTCGAAGCGTGTCCTGGACGGACAAGTGGAGGATCAGGCGATTTTTTCATTACTGTATGAACCGGATCCGGATATTGCCAAAGAATGGATCACCAATCCCCTGGCCATGGCCCAGGGGAATCCGGCTGGCATAGAGATTCAGGAAATCTGGGATGATCTGAAGAAAAAACATGCTAGAGCGCTGAACATAGAATCCGCAAAGACAAATTTTCTCACGAAACACTGCAATATCATGGCTTCCGGGACCTATGACGGGGAAGCCTACATCTCCCTGGATGATCTACAGAGGGGAAAGGTCAAGAGCATCGACCTGCATGGCCGTGATGTCTATGTGGGCGTGGACCTTTCCATGACAAACGACAACACGGCGGTCAGCCTTGTGGCCTACGATGCCAAAACAGAGGCAGTTGACTGCATCCCCATGGTGTTCGTTCCGGCGGACAGAGTAGAGGAAAAAACCAGGGCGGAAAGGGTTCCCTATGCCGAATACATCAATGCCGGCTATGTGGTGCCCTGCGGGGACCGGACCATTGATTACAAGGTGGTTGAAGATTACGTGTTCAGTCTGGAAAAAAGGTATGGCTGCAAGGTCAGGAGCCTGGGATTTGATAGGTACAACTGCCTGTCATCCGCTCAGAAATGGGAGGATGGGGGAATTGACACAGTAGAAGTCAAGCAGCATTCCAGTGTGCTGCATTCTCCCACCAAATGGCTTGCAGAGCTTATTGCAGACGGGAAATTTCACTATGAATCAGGGAACAAAATGGTGGAAATCAACTTCGAGAATGCCAAATGCGTCTATGACACCAACATGAACCGATATGTGAACAAGAAAAAGTCCAATGGAAAGATAGATATTGTGGCGGCCACCATAAACGCCATGTATCTGCTGGAGCAGGACGTGAAGCTCAATACACCCATGACCTGGGGAGCTCAGTTCTGAAAAGGAGGTGAAATTAGTGGGATTGCTCAATTTTTTAGGCTTTAAAAGAGAAAAAAGGTCTCTGGAAAACCCGGCGGAAACTCCGGAGGGGCTGGCAGATCTTCTGCAGAGCGGGATTGACATGCAGGCAACCAGGGAAGAGGCAATGACTCTGCCAGCTGTGGCAGCATGCCTGCAGTTCATTACTGGGGCTGTATCCGGGATGCCGGTTAGAATGTACCGGAAGATGGAAAACGGAGGGAAAGAAGAGATTGAAGACTATCGGACCCAGCTCCTGAACCGGGAAACCGGGGACACCCTGGATGGAGTTCAGTTCAAGCGGGCCCTGGTCACGGATTATCTACTGGACGGGGCTGGCTATGCCTTCGTAAACTGGCAACGGAACAAAATTAAGTCTGTCCATTATGTGCACTTCGATAATGTTTCCGCACTGACCAATGCGGATCCGGTGTTCAAAGAAGTAAACTACTGGATCAATGGCCGGCGGTACGACGATTACCAGGTACTCCGGATCCTGCGGGACAGCGATGACGGAATGGAAGGCCATGGCATCTTGAAAGAGAACCAGGCTCTGTTCTCCACCATGTTCAAGGCCCTTCGGTATGAGCACAGCACCATTGGATCTGGGGCCAAGCGGGGGTTTTTGAAGTCCAGCAAGCACCTGGATGCGGGAATTCTCCGTTCTCTGCGGCTGGCCTGGGCAAAACTGTTCTCCGGGGACAATAGTGTGGTAGTGCTCAATGACGGGCTGGATTTCCAGGAAATAGGCACCACAGCAACGGAAAACCAGCTAGTGGACAACAAAACCTTGAACAATAACTCTGTTTATGCCATTTTCGGGATTCCAACAGGGCTTTTCAGCGACAATCCGACGTCTGAAACCTATTTACAGGCCATTCGGACGGCGGTGCTGCCGGTGGCCAGGGCCATTGAAAATGCCCTGAATAAATTCATGCTGCTGGAATCTGAGAAAGGAAGCCTGTTTTTTACCCTGGACAGTAGTGCCATTACCGAAGCCGACACAATGACGCGGTATCAGTGCTATGAAATTGGCCTGAAAAACTCCTGGCTCACGGTGGATGACATTCGCAAGAAGGAAAATATGCTGCCTGTTGGCATGGATTCCATCAAGCTGGGCCTTGATGCAGTACTGTATGACCCGAAATCCGGGGAAATCTACACTCCGAACACCGGCGTGAAGGCAAACATCAATAAAGCTGCTGAAACGCCTCCAAAAGCCAGCAACTTGAAAGGAGGTGGTAATGGTGAAAGTGGAAATCCGCAGTGACAACACTGCAATCATCGAGGGCTATGTGAATGCTGTTGAACGGCTGTCCAGGACGCTGCATGATTTCGATGGGAAACAGTTTCGAGAAGTTGTGAAGGCAGGAACCTTCGCAAAAGCAATCGCGGCCAACCCCCATGTTGGACTGTATTACAACCATGAGAGATCTATCGGCGGGATGGACAATGGCACCCTGGAACTGAAAGAGGATAACATTGGCCTCTTTGCACGGGCTATAGTTAATGATCCGGAAATTGTGCAAAAAGGCCGGGCTGGAGCGCTGTCAGGATGGTCCTTTGGTTTCTGGATAAACCCAAATGGCGAAGAGTGGCGGGAAGATGATCAGAATGGCCGCATCCGTGAGCTGACTGATATCAGCCTTGATGAAGTTTCCATCCTCGATGTGACCCCGGC